AGTAAGGCGCTAATGCGTGAATATGATACTATCCTTAACAAGATAGACCGTATCCACTCCGAGCTGAACAAACAAGATGATACATTCTCTTCCGGAGTATTAACACATGAATGTTGGGTACTCCCTATGAACAGTATCGAAAACATGCTTATCAACCCAAACCTTACAGGGGTTATCGAAGCAGACTTTGGTACACTTAAAAAGTACATTGACCAGGGGGATCGCGCATTCGAGGCTGCACCTGTTGAGTACGAGCATGTAGAAGATATAGAACGTGTTAGAGAGATATTCAAAAAGGATATCCCTGCAGCACCAATCAGCTCGTGGGATTTAGAGACCAACACCTTAAAACCTTGGATGCCGGGAGCAAAAGCTTTGGTAATTTCCCTCTGTTTAGCAGAAGGTACGGGCATAACTATCCCGCTTGAGCATAAAGAGTTTCAATGGTTACCCGGACACCTGGCTGAGATATATGATCTGATTCGGGACTATGTAGCTGACCCGAATATTGTAAAGGTCGGACACAACTTAAGCTACGATATAAAGTTCCTTCGTCTAACAAGAGGCTTCACAGAGTTTAATAACCACCGAGATACAAAGATTATGTACTATGCATTAGTCAACCAAGCTGTAGAGGGTTCTTTAAAATTAAGTGATCTTGCATACGAGATGACGGACATGGGCGGGTATGACAAAGCTCTAGAAGACTTTAAAGTACAGTACCAAAAGGATTGGGTAGCTAAAGAGAAAGAACGTATCGAGGCAATGAAAGCTGAGTATAAGAAAGCTGTGGCAGAGGAGCGAGCTCTAGCTAAGAAAGAGAAACGTAAACCAAATCTTCCTGATAAACCAGATTTCCCTAAAGCAGAAAAGCGTAAGAATGAAATTGACGGTAGCGATTTCAGCTACGAGTGGATTCCATTAAGAGAGTTCCTATCTCCTTACGCAAGTGGAGACGTTGATGCCTGCTTACGTATCTACAATCGATTAGACGAAGTAGGGAAGCAAGAGGATAAGAAAGGTATACGTGCCCTCTACACAGGGCATTATACAGAACTAATGGATGCGCTAGCTACAATTGAGTCTAACGGTGTAAAGATGAACACCAAATATACAGAAGGACTTATCGAAGCGTATACAAAAGAGGAAGACCGTATCTTACAAGAAATGCGTAAGATTGACGAAGTAAAGCAGTTAGAAGCGGACAACCTAAAGTTGTACCAGATTGGACTTGCTGAGTGGGCAAAGAAACCAGCGGATCGAGATGAATCTATCGCTAAGTTGAGAGATAAGTATAAAGATGGTAAGCATATGTTCAACCCGAACTCCTCTGAACATAAACAGAAGGTACTGTTCAAGTATACAGGTAATAAAATGCCTTATAACAAAGAGTTTCTAGTAGACTCTGCATCTGAAGAAGGAATTCCAGAGGAAGAGATCGAATGGTTCCACTATAAGGCCAATAAAGGTGCCTTAGAATATGTATCAGAGCATTTTGAAGCGTCAAAAGAGCTAGCCGACTTACTCTTAACTCACTCATTAGTTAAGACCCGTAAGCAGAACTTTACATATAAGCTCCTTAGCATGGTCGATCCGGAAGGAAAGATTCACTGTAACTTCAACATAACAGGTACTGAGACTTCTCGACTAAGTTCATCAGGGCCAAACTTACAGCAGCTTCCTCGTAAAACCGGGGATGTAACACGTTTCGATTACCAACACCCGATTAAACGTATGTTTGAGACAAGTTTCCCTGGTGGAGCATTAATCCAGGCCGATTTCTCGAGTCTAGAGTCTCGTGTACTGGCTTTAGCAGCAGATGACGAAGAGATGACACAAGCTTTCTTAGATGATAAAGATATCCATAGGGAGACTGCTTCCTTAGTATTCGGTATCCCGTTAGACCAAGTAACAGACGATCAGCGTTCGTCGGCAAAGAGTACAACCTTTGGTTATTGATTAGCCCCCATACACTGTGAGGTGTAATGGGAACCTTGTTAAACGGGCACAGCTGAAAGCACATAAAAATAAACAACCTGCAAAGCAGGAGGAATAAGCTGGTAAGAGAGCCTAAGTCCTGTATGGATAGAGGTAATCCCGTGCTAAATTGTTTGTCTCGTACCTATCCTAAAAGTTGTATACATGCTATAATAAGCATATAACTTAGTTAGGAGGATACAGATTATGAAATATAGTGAATTTACTGAAGAGCAACAACAAGCCATTTTAAAACGAGCTAAGAGGATTTTATGGAAAATAACAGATCGATGTTACAACGAAAATTTTAAGCAGTACAAGGACTATGGAGGTGCAGGAGTAACTGTGTGCCCTCAATGGAAGTATAGCTACCTTAATTTTGCGGAAGACGTTGTAACGTTACCCGGGTTTGACTATGAAGCTTTTATCACTGGTGAATTAGAATTAGACAAAGACCAGTTAGTAAGAGGGAATAAGGTATACTCGAAGGAAACGTGTATGCTCTTAACTCGTAAACAAAACGCCCAGTACAAACCTAGCGTACATAAAGACTTTTATGCCTATAACCAGTACACACAAGAGATAAAAGAGCACTATAACAAAACGATGTTCGCTCAAGAAAATAGTTTAAACGCAACCGTAGTCTCTAACGTACTTAATAAGCGTAAACACCGGGCAGGTGATTGGTACCTCTGGTATAAGGGGGAGGACGTGCCAGAGGTGTATCATTTATTCGCTAGAAAAGATGGGCAAGTAGTTTGGGAGATAAACCCTCAAAAACTTAGTATAGCTCTAGGTTACCACGAAAAAGCAGTATCACAGGTATTAAGCCGTTTTAAGAAGAAGACACTACACGGATGGGATATATCGAAGGAGCTTGTTGGAATTAAGCAATTAGTAGATAGCTACGAGACAAATAAAATGCCTAACGACTATCGAAAGGGTAACTTTTGTCGAGAGGACATGAGTAAGAACCGAGTAGAGTAAAGCCTACAAAGTGTAGGAAGAAAAGCAAGGGCTCTCAGAGTAACGTCTGAGAGCATGATATAGTCTAAGCCCCTAATAAATATCGGGAAACCGAGGGTATAACTGATCGCATATGGGGAAACTCCGTTTTCGTATTTCTCTAAACATGGGATGACGTTAGAACAAGCTGAAAAACTGTTCGAGGACTTCTTCCGTAACAAACCGAAGATTAAGCAGTACATCGATAACACACATAAAGAAGTACAACAGCAAGGGTATGTTACATGTTTACAAGGATTCCGCCGTAATTTACGTGAGGTATATTCACAAGATAAGTCCAAGCGTAACGGTGCGCTACGAGCAGGGGTTAATACCATTATCCAGGGTTCTGGTGCATTCCTAACGAATACGTCTGTTATCTATATTAACCGCTTTATCAAACAGAATAACATGCGCTCTAAGTTAATCCTAACAGTACATGACTCCATCGTAGCAGATTGTCCGAAAGAAGAAGTACACACAATGGCTAAAGTTATGAAGTATGTTATGGAGAACTTACCAGTAGATTGGTTGTTCATCGACTGGAAAGGCGAGAAACTTCGCTATCCGATTGTAGCAGACCTCGAGGTAGGGGTTAACTATAATGATATGGTTGATTATAACCTAGAAGAGATGAACACATTCAGCTCTATTGCAGGTTATTGTAAATACCAACTAGATAAAAAGAAAGTGAAGAACTACCGTGAGTCTAAGGTTATTGATGAAGAGAAAGAGAAAGAGATGAAAGCAGCTATTGAGGCAAGTAAATCTGCTTATCAATCTATCGCATAAAAAAGTTTAAAAAGTTTCTATTTTATAGTTGACGTAGAGACTATGATAGTGTAATATAGTTAATACAGAGAGGGTGATACAAGCCCTCTCAACTACAAAGGAGGAGAAAAGGATATGAGTGAACGTAGACACAACAAAATGTACCGTGAAATTGAGGGCTATGAAGATGGAATGTCTTATGCACACGATGCAATAGACGAGCTAAATGAGGTAGTAGACAAGCTACGTTACGGTTACCCGAAAGAAGATGCAATACAGAGCATTCATAAAGCGCAGAAGTATATTGAAAGTTGCTTGAGAAATGTTAGTGCTGGCGGATATAAGATAGAAGAGTAAGGGAGGTAAACCTTTGGAGATTAACATCGGATCATTCGACTTTGACCATCTTGTTCTAAAGGATGAGGTTGGTCAGACACAAGTGTTCAATCTTAAAGAAGAGCTTAAGGTTAATGAACATCAGTTAATGCAAGAGATGTTAGAGCAACCAGCTAAGTACATCTACTGGTCATCTGTTCTAGAGAAGTTAAAGTACTTTCAGGAGTCTGCTGAACTAAAAGCAGAGCAACAACTAGCCCAGATCGATGCAGAGGCTCGAGAGTATTACAAGAATACAGATACAAAGGCTACAAAGGATGTCGTAGAGACATACCGTAAGACGCACGAGAGCTACGCTAGCATCCAGGGAAACCTGCACTATTACAATATGGTTATAGGGTATGTTACACGTATTGTGAAGGCATTTGAGCAGCGTAAGGACATGTTACAGTCTTATGGTAAACAAATATCAGATCAGAAAGGCTACGGAGCAGGAACAGGCCGCTTCGCAGATGGGCCGTACTAATGGAAGTTAAAGTGATGATTCATTACAAAGATGGAGGTAGCTTTGGTATAGCTGTACCGGTTATGGTAGCAATGGAAATGACGGCTCGCTGGTTAAACGGCAGCCAAGACGATATGGAAGTCGAAGGTTATGGATTCTATCCGTATGTAGTAGAGAAATTAGAACTGTTTGATTTAAAGGAGGATGAACATAATTAAAACATTTAACTATATTCTTTATGTTATCTTAAACTTTGGCGGAGCTCTGGCTCTAGGTATGGCTGCACATGACTACTTTGAAATTAAAGGCTATACTAACTGGTACGACTGGTTAGGGTTCTGGTTTATAATAGGTGGAGCAAGCCACGGCCTGTACTTACTATTAGTAAAAGGAGCGAAATAAATGGAGAAGAGCGGACTACGTTATTCATTTGAAAAGATGTACGGTGAAGACGGTAACTTCGAACGCTATCAAGTGCGACTAAACGGTGAGTTTATTATGTATTCGGAGGATCGTTTTCCAGATTCAATAGATAAACGGTTAAAGGAAAATGGGTTTGATTCACGCCAAGAAGTACTTGATTATTTATCAGAAGAAAGATTAAAAAGATTAGTATAAAATGCTTGACTCTAACATACACTCTATGTTAAACTAGTAATAGAGATAAGGGAAGGAGGAAACAAGATGAAGTCGATACTAGGAAATCTACTTGTTATACTGTTATTTCTAGCTGCAATCGTGCTACAAGGCTTTGATATACTCGGGGCAGACACAGAACTTAACCACGCATTAGGCGAGATCGGCCAGACTATATACGTAGTTACAATCACTGTAGCTTATTGGGTCTTACTCGCGAAATACAATAAGCTAAATAAGTAATCACATAAACTAGCAAACAAATTTAAAAAAAAAATTAGTTACATACATTAGGAGGAAAATATATTATGTCATTTGCAGATTTAATTAACCAAGCTAAAGCAGAAGTAGAACAACACACAGGTGGAAATAACGACAATCCCAAGACTGTATACCCAAAAACAAAACATAAAGGTGTTTACTTTAACAGTACAACTACGCCAGAGGTATTCTTCCAGCTGCTACCAGCACGTAACATGGATACAGAACCATTTGCAGTGAAGTTCCGTAACATCTTCTTAGAAGCTCGTACATCTAAAGGAAAAGAGTTAAAGCAGAACTTCATGTTAGATGCTAACCCAAATCCAGGTTCTATCTTAGAGCAAGCTATTGCTGAATGGACAGACAAGCTTATGCTTCCTTCTAAGTACGGACAAGTTAAGCCACGTATCTTCTTTAAAGTTAATATCATTAAAGTAGTAACGCAGCAGGTACAAAACCCACAAACAGGGCAAACTGAAACACACTATTTACAAGAACGAGATCAAGAAGGTAAATATGTTGTACGTACGTTAGACCTCCCGGTATCAGCTTATAATGGTATCATTGAAAAGCTAGGTAACCCGATGTTGAACCCACAAGGCCCTAACGGCCCGGCAATGTCCTTCATGGATGTGA